TTTCTTCTTTGTATCATCTTCTGTTTTGTCAGAAATGATGATACTTACTTCACTCATTTCATTTGCTACCTTGGCAGTGTCTTTTGCTATTTTGTTAAACTCTTCTTGTGCTTTTGTGGCATCTGATGTCTTGTTGAAGTAGTAAGCAAGAGCACCACCTGCCGCCAATATACCTGATATAATTTTAATGAATGGATTTTTACCCATTACCACATTGAGCACACCCATTGCTGTGGCAGTGGTTCTAATTGAATTTGCCAGTGTTAAGAACAAGGCAGTCATCTTGCCAATTGCTAAGGCAACAAACGCCGCCTTCACAGCGTCAATGTTTTCTTTTAAGAATTTGATAACTTCCACTGTGCCTCTGATGGCAGTGGCTAAACCTTCACCAATTGATTCTGCGAATTCTTCTAATACATCTGCGTTCTGTTCAAAAAACTTGTTGAGGTCACCCAATTGAAATTTAAGTTCAGCAAAAAATCCTTCTGCCACATCTTTTTGGAATTGGAAGAACTTGTCTCCCAACATTGAAATGGTACCTTCTAATGTGTTGGCAAATTCGTTGGTGGCATTACCAAACTTACCTCCAGCACCAAACACTTCTTCAAATCTTTTGATGGTTTGTTCAATGGATACTTTTGCGCCTTCTTCAAAGCCAAGCATCGCTCTAACACCTCTTTCTCTAAAGATGTCTGCTGATGCTATACCACCTGAAAATGCTCTTTGAATTTGTTCACCAGTGGTCTTGAAGTCCAGTCCTGTCACCGCCGCCACGTTACCAGTAATCTGTAATAGATTGTTTAGGTCGTCTGCGTCTTTGGCAACAACTGCCAGGTTACCTGATGCTTTTTCTATCTCTTGTAGTGAGAAAGGAACTTTGGATGCGAATTTTGTAAGGTTGTCAAATGCTTTGGCACCTTCTTCTGCTGATCCAAACAAGAACTTGAATCTTAATCCAAGGTTTTCAACTGATGACCCAACATCCACAAATGATTTGAGTAATTTACCAACTCCAACTGCCGCCAATGCCGCACCAACAGATGCTATGGTGGCTTTGAATGCTGATAGATTGTTCTGTGCCTGTTTGGTATCTACGTCTACTCTGTACCTTAAATCTGCCATCCTTTACTTCCTTTTTAAGATGATTTTAACCAATGCTTTTATGAATTCACCTGTTGGTTTGCTCATACCTTCTGGTGCTTTCTTTGAATAACCCTTGTCCAATCTCTTGGCATAAGGATAATCAGCATTGATTGTTCTTTTATTTACCAGTTTTGTTCTTCGTCTGGCTGTTCCGCTTCTTTTTGGTGTTTTTTTCTTAAAGAAATCCAATGCCGCTTGTGGCACCATCTCTAATCGTGAATTGATCCTTGATATGGAAGGTGTGATCCTATCATAAACTTTTTTAATCGCCATCTTTCTTCCTCACTTTGTCCATCATTTCTTGTAGTTTGCCTACAGGAACCTTTGGTGCTGGCATTGTGCCCTTGCCTGCTTTTGCTTGAGCCACTTCAGACTGATATTGCTCCCAAGCAGTGGCAGTGTTTATAATATGTATGTCAAATGTATCCGCTTCAAATAGTACCTTACTTGGAAGAGCAGAATACCTTTGCGCCATTGCGTCAATCAACAGAATTTGGCGTAGATTAGAACTGTTTGGTGTTAAATCTACTTCTGTGACTTCCCCAAGCCTTCCACAACCTTTGTGACCACCTTCATCAACACATTGTTGGGCAGTGAAGTGTCTTTGGTTATGATGGGTTTACCTTCCTTGTCCATAATTAAACCTGTGACAGCATCTAAAACAGATGTGTAATTGTCCTTGTCCACTGATGCCAACTTCATAAATTGGTCAATGGGTGTTCTGTCCCAGGTGTAAAATTCTAATGGTTCACCAAACTCCTTAACAATGTCTTCGTCGTCCAGTGTGCTTTTGATTAATTGTGGTTTAGTCGCTATCTTTGATAGTTCCATTTTGATCTCCTTTTCTTTCAATCAGTTTGTTTGCCAGCATCACTAAAAATTTTAATCTGCTGGTTGCTTTTTCTATGTCTGCTCTGGCACACTTTATTTCATTGGTTGCCTTGGCAGATTCCGCGATGATGGATTGGTATAATTCTATATCGTTCTTTGAATCAAATAAGTCCATAAATCAATTTTATTTATTGTGTGCCAGAGGGCGGTGTACGCCCTCTGAACAAATGTGTTGTATTAAGACACTGTGTATTCGCCATCCACTGTGATAGTGATTGGTGAAACCCACACTGGTGCGTCTGCTGATACCGTAGGTGCTAAACCTGTAATGTATCCTGAGCCAGTCACAGTTTTACCTGTAGCGCCACCATCTGTGTCACCAAAGTATAGACTGAAACTAACTTTTGTTTTGTTTTTAGACAGAGTGAAAATACCAAAGTACGTCGCACTATTAGTATCTGTATCTGAACTATCACCAAAAAATACTGTTTGGTCCAAAACAATGTTCATCGCGAGACTGTTTGTTGATGTTGTTGCGATTTGTTTTTTCGCTGTCGCATCAAGTTGAGTCCACGTGAATACATCATTAGCATTGTTCACGGTTACGTCTTGTAAAGCAGGCACACTTAAACCAGTATCAGAACCGTTCGCCGCTACTGTCACTGACAGTGTCGCTTGAACGCCACTAACACCTGGTGCTGGATAGATATAAGCCATATCTCTTCTCCTTTTAAGTTATTGTTATTAATCTTACAGCAATCTCTGTAATCAGTAAATCGCCTTGATAACTCTGAGTCACATCACTTTCGCGTCTATGTACGCCAGACACTGTGGTGATGTTCTTCGCGTTCTTCAAATCGTTTACCAATGTAGTATAATTGGCTGGCAGACTTTTAGCATCTGATGAAAAGTAAATGATGACTGACTGTACTTTATTATTCAAATGAACACCGTCCAAAGCAGTTATAACAGGATCTTCCGTTATGTTTGGTTGATCCACGTATATTGTTTTGGGGTTTGTGATATACAACAGTTGTCCAGAAGCCGTGTAAGGCAAATTGGTACTCTTTGTGTATGTTCCCAAACTGAGTGTGTCAATATAATCAAGCACTTCTGTTCTCATTATCTAACCCTCTTTAGATTGTATTGTCCTGGTTGTTTCTCCGTTGACTCCACTGTGGAATCATTGTCAAAATCATACCAGTCACCTGCTGTTATCAGTTCCTGAAATAGGCTCTCTGCTTTGTTGGCATAATAACCCATCTTTTGTCTTTCTGCGTTGTCTTCATTGCCAAAGTCAGCAATTTTAGGCAGAATGAAATCAGCAAGAGCCGTGTACACACATAAGTCTGTGAAGTCGTTGGTTCTTCCCAATATTCTGCTTGAGTCTACCGCAGGAATGTCCGCTACCGTGTTGATAGCAGTGGCACCTGATTGGCGGATGTAATACTCTCTCCACCAAGACGATGAACGAACCTTTGTGAGAATTCGTTCAGTCGCCCTGATTAAAAGTGTTTCTACTGAGTCATCAGTCAAGCCTTCATTGGCATCAAAAAGTCTCTGATCTTTGTCTTTGACATCTTGATACTCTGCGAAACTAATCGTCACGCCATTTTCTACTATAAAGGCCATATTACTGATCTCCAGATTATGCCGCGTTACTTACGATTTTAACACCGTGAGTATTCTGAAGTATTGCTTGACCACAAGTTGCTGACATCATAATGTCTGTTGCTCTTGCCGCCGCTTTATCTTCAGTTTTCATTGTCACACCACCACGCATCGCGTGTCCAATTGCTGTTGAGGCAAATACGCCACCAACTGCGTTTAGAGTGTTGTCAGCATCTGTGTCTAAGTCTTGTTTAACAAGGCTTGATTCAAACACTTGGCAACCTGCGAATGTTCCAAGGTAGTATTGTCTTAAAATTGAAGAACCAATTTCAGACGCAGTTGTGCTGTACACACCACTGTTGCCTGCTAATGATTTTTTCAATTGTACTGCTTGTTTAGGCGAAATGATAGCAGTTAAAGGACCAACAATTTTGTTGCTTCTTAATTCTGCTACTGCGTCTAAGATGTTGTTGACAGTTAAGTCAGCGTCTTCAGTTCCAACTGATTGCGTGAATGAATTGAACAATGCGAATACATCGTTATCCATTTTTTCCGCAATCGCTCTACCTGCGTTCTGACCTAAGTCTGCGATTACATCTCTTTGTGCTGAATCTCTTAAGAAATCAGTCACTTGGAAATATGTTCCAATTTCCGCCAATGTTATTGTTGCTGATGTTGTGTTTGTGTCAGCGGCACTTGGTGCTGTACCTTCTGTTAATGCTGACGCAGAAACTGAACTGTACACTGGCACCTGTAGAACTTTACCTGTGTTGGCAGGGAAGTCAAATGAAGTCACAACTTGACGAGCGATTGAATTCTCGTAAGCCGCAAATTGAGCCTCTGCCAAAAGGTTAGTAAAAAGTTCTGAGTTAATGGTTGTATTATTAGCCATCGTATTACTCCTATTTGGTTTATGTTAAAGTTAAAGACTAATTTTGCTGTTGTCTTTTCTTGTGTTCAGCAAATTTAGCCCTGTCAGATGCTTTACTCATATCCAATTTAGAAATATCAAATGAATTGTCAACTCCTACGCCGTATGATGATTTAGTGTTGGTTGTGTTGGCTGTTGGCAATTGAAAATGTTTATTTTCGTTTAACCAATTTTTTACCAACTGATCCACCCCTAATGGTGTGCCTGAATCGCTGTATTGAACAGCACCGTTGTCGTCAAGCACCTCTACATCACCAGTGTCATTAAGTCTGACTCTGTCCTGGAGTAATTGTTTAACCTGCTCTGGATTGACTGAACGGTGTTTAGCCGCCGCATTCAACAGAGGAGCATTAACTTTGTACTCCTTGATCACTTGATCCCTTCTTTGGATCTCAGCATCTTTTTTAGCGGCAAGTTCTTGTAGGGTTTTTTCAAATTCACCACGTTTGATTTGTTGTTCTTGTTGACGCTTTTCAGCCTCCACTTTCAACTCTTTCAAATGTGTTGGATCTCCCAATTCTTCATAAGGTTTTAAGACTTTACGAGTGACAGATGTTTTCAATCTTGCCATCATATCGTCCACTTCCTTCTGTGAATAAGTCTTTTCCGCTGGTGCCTGATTTTCTACAGTTGGTTCTGTTTGGGCATCAGTCGCCTCTGTGTTTGCCAATGTGTTTTCTGTATGGTCCATTGTTGTACCTCGCCTCCTATTTAGAGTTAATTTATTAATCACTTGAAGTGATTTGTAGTATTTATGTCTACCTTTAGAACCTAATGCTTAATTGATTGTTTTTGATTGTTTCTTGCCCTTGCTTGGGTAAGAGTTTCAAGATCCTGTTGTATCAGGACGGGAATAGGTGTTGAATAACCTTTGTAGTTGGGATGACTGTATAACCATTCTTCGTGGGTGCGTGTTTGGTTCAGTCTTGCGCCTATGTTGATTAACCTTTTGGGTGATGCGTCCTTGTGTATCCACATTCTTGCGACACAATCACCCAATGGTGTTATTTTGTGTTCGCCTCGCCATCTACGCACATCTATCTTCTGTGCTTGCCAATATGCCTTACTCCAAGGACACACTGACACAATGCTGGCAAAGTATTCAGACCAATTAACGTCTTGGTTTAGGTTTTGGCTTACCACGACCTTTTTTGTTTTTGTTTTTCTTTTTCATTGTTTTACCTATGTTGTGATATTCTTCTATGTCTTTCTTAGACATCATTATCTTTTAATTTTTGATTTGATCCAGGACCAAATAGATTTACAATATTGTTTTATTTTTTTCATTGTGCCTCCTTATTCCTGTGTTGGGTTGAACAGTCTTGCCAATTCAGGATGTGTGTCTTTGATTTGTTGATCTGTATAACCTTCAGCAACCATCTGTCTAAGATGTGCTACCATATCGTCTATGGATTGAACTGGCGGATGTTCTGCCAGGTTGATTGGTTTTGGTGTGTCGCTCGTGCCTTCTAAATCTACTTCTAACCAGTTGGCAATCTCTTTGTCTATGTGTTGTATCAATTCAGGTGAAGTTGCCGCCTCTTTGGCAGTCTTCAATTGACTGATTTCTGAACTGGTATCTCTGATGTTGAATGATCCAGGATAATCAATTGTGCCTGTCCATTCATAACCTTGATATTCACACCACAGTTTCCACATCTGTTCTTCTGCCAATTCCAAATTGTCTGCTTTTTCTGACAGTTTGGCATTTAACAATTGAAACTCTGTCTCCATTGCTACTCCAGAAATGGTTTTTGCCTCAGTGGCTCTTACTGCTCCTGTGTTTGCCATTTTGTCAATGGCAGTGATTGTGTGTCTAATGCTTTCGTAAATGCTGGCAATGTTGCCTCCTGAAAACTCTAATGCGTATGGTTTTAATCCTGGATCCAAATTGTCAGGCATTTCTATCAGTGAACCAGGACCTACTCCTGCGTTGGTTTCTTTTGATTTAACCAAACTTGGGTGTGAGTCCATAGCAATTGCCTGTTGGACTTCTGATGTTGAGTTGTAAATGAATCTTTGAGCATCAGCAATATCTGAAATGTCTGATATACCAATGCCTCTGAATGTAGAATGTTTGTTGTATGCCAACACACAAGGAATCTTGCCCAATCCGTTTGGCTGTTCCTCTTCTCCTATCACTTCATTCTTTTTGAGATCCACCACTGTGGTTACAATTCTGTCTGGATACCATTTCTTCACAGTTCTCACATCACCATTGATGTCTTCTAAATATTTGATGTATTCCAATTCGTATCTGCCGTTGCCTTTACGTTTGAAGTCCCAGTCCAACACCATAATAGGATTGATGATTGAAAGATAGGGTCTTGCGCCTGCTTCTATTTCTTCTGCCCTTGTCTGTGCGCCTACATCTGGTTTGGTAACAAAAATCCAGCAGTGTCCAAACACTGAGGACCAAGTTGAAACATCTTTCATAAATTGATTTAGGCTCTTGCCTTCAAAGTCTGCGTCTTTTAAAAAATCTTCTAATTCTGGTGCGTTCGCAATAGAGCCATAATCTCTTGTTGGCTCTTCTCTGAATAAAAATGAATTGTACACTGATATGATTGAAGCACAATGGTTTTCTAAAGGTGTATTTTTTAACCTTTGTTGAAATTCTGCGTTAGTTTCCAATTGATATCTGATTAAATTTTGTGCTCTTCTGTATTCTTCACCACCTATGTAAGATTCCAACAGATATTTCCATTGTTTGTAGTAGGTGTCATACAGATGATTACCGCTTATCAGTGCGGCTATTTCTGATCGTAAAGTTTCTGTTATGTTCATTGATTGCTACCTTGTTTGTTGAAAGTTTCCAATTTTTTGTCCCCATCTTTCAGGCACATACGGTTCCTGATTGCGTTGTAAAGGAAAAATAAATGCTACACAATAAGAAATGGCATCAAACATATGATCAAAGCCACTGTCTTTGTCAGGCACTTGAGTACCTGGTTTGAAACAATATTTTTCCAGACTTTCTATGCTGTATTTACACCTTTTGGACACAAACAGGTGATTTTTACTGTCTGCTGATCTCAATCTGGCGTTGAGAGCATTGATTCTGTCTCTGACAGGATCGTGTCTGCGTGGTGCTTTCACATTGAATCCTGCGTTGGCTAATATGGTGAAGTCTGTGTGACCATTTGCTGATGTTTTTCTTGCGGCACCACTTGGATCTGGATACACAAACACCTTGCTGGTTGGATATCTGCGTTTTATTTCCTGTGCCAACTCATCTGTGTTTGAGGAATACATCTGTATTTCGTCTATGATGTATAAATCTTCGCCTTCTCTCACCATTATGGCGGCATTGATTGGTGCCACGTTGAAGTCCATACCAATATAAATGGTTCTCAAATCAGCATTGGGTAATTCTTTGATGTTTTGGTCCCTGTCAAATGCCCAAGCAACCTGGTCACCAAATGATTCAAATGTGGCATTAAATTCTTGGTTAAATTGCTTTTCTGACATCTCCTGTTT